CACCCTACCAATGTTCGCAAATAAGTATCGTGCAGAAAAATATGCAGATTTTCGTGCAAGAACGCGTTCCACTGCAACACATAATCCAGCCATGCATCGTCGCCAATTGGCGGTGGGCTCGTCTGGTTCGTATATCGATGCTGGTCGGTTTGTATTCGTCCCGTCACCGAGTCGCCGTTTTCTTCCTTACGATAATTATAGAGGGTAGTTTGAATAGTGACGTATATCCATTCAGGCGATTTCCGTCGCAAATATTCCGCCAAAAACACGTCGCAGCAGCGGTCGTCTAAGATTCCGGGTGCGGGTTCTACAACCTCGAAAAATCGCCCCAATAGCTCCATGCGTATGCAATAACACCAATATTCATGTCGCTGGATGCGATGCGCGGTTTGCGAGACATTCTCGTAGAGTCCGGCCAGATACAGTGGCTGCAATGCACGGTCGCGCGTGGAATTTGCTATATCTATTTGACCGTGTGCTGCACATATGGTTTGCATAATTCGGTCAGTGCGGTCGGGATGATACGTGTCATCGTCGTCACAAAACATAATCCAATCATGTTTTTGCGCGATTTCCTGGTATAATACAAAATAATGGCGCATTTGCGAAGTCTTTTGGTCGCGAACCCGGATATTTAGGTATTCATGCAATGTAATCGATGCATCCGCATAAAGGCAGTTTAGTGTATATTCGCGCACGTCTTGGCTTGCGAAAGAAATGGACAAATAAATGGATATGGGGGTGGACTGCGATACTAACGACCGCAAACACTCTTGCAAATAGGGAACACGATTTTTGTTGGAAATATGCGATGCGACGGCAATGCAGAAGGAAGTTGCAACATGATTCGTGTCTTGCATATTGTATTATATAGATTAGATTAGTAATTGTGTGAAAATCGTTTAATATTGTTTTTGCATAGAAATATAAAGTTTGTCTTGATAATATATAATCTATTCTTTTAGTAAATATAATGGCCAAACCCAATGGAACATCTTGGAAAGACAATCAACATGTAATTATGGCAATAAATATAAAGAGTGATACCAATTTTGAACCTACCAAGGAGACAACGCCCGTATTTTATGGAAGTACAACCCCATTTAAAGTATCGAAAACGGGTCAACAAATATCGATTACAGGAACAAATGTTAAACCATACGGAAATATTAAACCTGGTACGCCTCTATTATTGGTAACCCGTGTTCGTGACATAACAGACAAACTTGATGATTTTGATAAAAGATACTTAGTCTGTTCAAATGCATTATTCGATGCGAACACGATTACTGCAACAATTACTACTAAATATGACGACTGGACCAGTTTACAAGTATTAATCAATAATGATATGGAAAATAAAATAAATATATTCGAACGTCAAAATAAATATAACAGTCGTCTTGAACAATTAATACAGAATGCTAGAACTTCCATTGCCGCCCTATACGCCGCCCAGCCGGCTATTGTGCAACAAGACAAACCTGCGGTTATCCCGACTCCTATTGCACCCAAACCAGTTGACATTTTTAATCCACCAGATTATAGCAAGTTTGCATCTGCACAAATGTACTTTGATTCCACTCCTTATAAAAAGTGGGTGAACGAGTACCGAAAGAAAAATCCGGATAAAGAGACACCGATTTCACAGTTCAAGGCGGATGTTAAAGCGTATTTTGTTAAGCGCATCATGAATTCTAAAAAAATTGGCGGTTCTCCCAATGACGATTTAACCAGTTTAAATAAGATATTATCCAATAATGAAGATGGTTTCAAAAAATACGTATATTTTTTATTGACACAGCCTTTTTATTTTAAACTGAACGCACTTACGCCAACAATGTTAACCAAAATCAAGTCCTACATATTATCGGGTAGTAACATAAGACCCAATACATCTTTCGATGAACATATATTACAGCCTTTTGCAAATTTTGCTTACGTAGAGTATAATGTTGATATACCTAACGACACGGACCTTGCCGAATACGACAACCTTACCAAAGACCACGACCTTATCAAAAATTTATCAGATTTAATTGCACATAGCATTTCAACCGATACAGTTTCTAATTTCGCGAGTCAAATTAAAAAAGACACGAAAAATTATAAACAACTCACAAATAGTGCGCCGAGAACTTATTATATACATATTTTTAGGTTTATAGAACTCATTGAAAAACAGATTGAAAACACACAGACGCTATATCCATCTGCGACATCCCCTCTGCCGAACCATGTTACGATTTTTATCGGGCACGCATTAAACAAAATTTATGAACATATGCAGCAGGTTACCCCCATATTTACTTTACTATCTTCAGTAGATACGATTCTAATCCAGGATAATTTAAAATCCCAGCAACAAAAGCGTTTGAAAGTGTATATTGATGACTATGTTAGTAGTCAAAACCGAACAGATGTTATAACATATTTAAAGATTAACAGTACAGAACCGGAAGGGCTCAGTGGTAATAAACCATGGAACCAACGTTATGATATTCGTTTAAAACCATCATCTCTTGCGGGTGAAGCGCGCCAGAAATTTAATGCAATGATATTAGGATATAAAATATACTCTGCCCCGTTCTATAAACAAATTACATATGGTAAGGACAAAAAGAAAACGATAGCTGCAGTAGACGGATTAGACGAACCCGACGGAATTGTAACGTATAAAACATCAGCATTAGGACCGAAAGAGATAGAGAAAGTTAATAAATATGATAAATATTATTTGTTTGGCAATTATGAAAACATATTCCCACTGTATAACATTAACAGTGGCGTAAAAGAGACAAATCTCGAGAATGCAAAAAATATGACGGCAATAATTGAGCAAATCTGTACCGAGAATAAACCGGTATTTTTATTAGGATATGGTGCATCCGGATCTGGTAAAACATCTTCGTTAATATATTTTAATAAAGGTAAACCCGAAGAGAAAAACGGTATCGTGATACATTTATGTAACGTAATTATAGGAAAACTAAATGCACCAACCAAAAACGTCGACTCTGTCAAGGTCGTCGTCAAAGAGTTTTATATGACAAATGATTTGAAAGACCACACGTCTGCCGAATATGTATTTGATACAGATTTGAACATTATTAGTGGCAATATAGGCCAATCAAAACATACTTATCATGTAAATATCAATAATCCGGTCAAAGAATTTAAAAATATGGGTCAAGTGTTAAAACAGTTGGTTGATGTGGATAGATATGTAAAAGCCACAACAAATAATCCCCAAAGCTCGCGCAGCCATGTATTGGTTTTTATTCAGTTTTGTAGTGATGGTGCAGGAAAAGTCCCTATCCGCAACTTAATTATCGGTGATTTTGCAGGCAAAGAAAATGAGTTTCAATGTGCTGATACGGATACAGTGGTTGCATTTTTGAATACAAAAATAGATAACTCAGAATCGAAGTATCAAGGATATCCATTTTATAGTGCTCAAATTAAAGGTGGCGACGGAAAATATGAGAACGACCCGACTGATAAAATTCAAGAAGAGAGTGGCATGATTCGAACACGCAAATATATATCATCGGCGGTGGCTACTCATACGGTATATAATTTTGAGAAACCATTCGAATCTGGACATTTTATTAAACCAGATAATATTCAAAATCAAGAACAAGAAGAAAAATATATTATCTCAGCAATGAATTATCAGTTAAAACGATTGTTCAAAATAGAGGAAAATGCGAACACGGACATATACAGCCGATTACTTAATGTAGGCGGACAACTATATACACAATTACTGCTGCCAGATAAGGAGGCACAACGGCAGAAGAGTCAAGGCGTTAAACAGAGTTTACCATCTATACACCCAGGAATAGATCTAATTGATAAATATTCTCTTGTAAGAAGTACGTCCGTAGATACGGCTGATGTTGACACTATGATACGTAATATGTGCACCGATTTTAATACTACTATGTATAAAAACGGTAAATTATCATGTGAAGATGTTTCACTTTTATCATACTTTACGAACTATTATTTGCAAGATGAGACCCATAATAAAGATGTTATTAATTCATTGATATTATGTATAAATAAGTTCACTAACATTATTATCCCTGTATTAAACGTCGAAAAAACCGGGTTTTCAAATGTATATCAGTTAATATTGCGAACATGTTACTACCTCTATGTATATAATTGGAAAGCATCCAGAAAGGACAATCAATCTATTGAAAAATATATAACCGATATTGTTGGCGTTCTTAACTCCCTCATCGACAACAAAATGGGTCAATCCAAATACCTATATATGAAGGTCTACGAAATGAATGAAACTTTAATTAATTCATTGCATGTTGAACCTGGTAAAACAGACGAATATGTATATACAACTGACGATGCGATAAAAATTGTTCAAGAAATATACACTATAGTATCCGCGAGTCCTGGCTTTATACCGTTCAAATACTATCAAATTGGTGAAATTATTCTTGATATCAATAATCGCCCTGGACATATAAAAACGGTTGTGTTTACTGATTATGCGTCGTATAAGGAATCTTCAGGACCCATAAATTATGAAGTTATCCCTATCAATCCGCTGGTTATCCGTGAGAATGTCGCCCGCTTAAATGGGAAGTTGATACCGAGTAATGGGTTTCCGGTATTAGCCGGCGAAGAAAATGGTGACATACTAATGCTAAAACAGTTAATATTAGAAGAATTGTTTGAAGTAGAATCATGTAACACCACAACCCAATCGACATTTACTGCGCTACACCTAGGATTGCCACTCAATACTGAGAGCAACAAGACCGAAATGAAACGCATCAGCATGGCCGGAAATAAATTTACATACCCACCAAGTTCTAATAAAAACTTCATTAATGAGTATAATTTTGTTGATACTGAATACAGTAGTATTTTAGAACGGTCTAAAATATCTGTCAATCATTATAGTAACCCATGGGACTATGATAAGTCATTTGTTAGTACAATTAATAATATGATAAATTTTATAAGTAGAAAACCTGCAAACGCTGACATAGTAAAAACAACGGATGCCTCTCCATTTTTGTGTTCTCAAATTACAGATAAGGTTATTGTAGACCTTTTAAGAAAATTCCCAACCGATAATGAAACCAACAAATATTCGATTGTCGTAACCAATCCGGATAAGATACCAACTTATGTAGACAGATTTGATAGAAACACCCCAAAACCCATACCAATATTAAAAACGTTTACTATAGAGAGTTTAAGTGCGCATATAATGAAAACTCGGTTCGACTTTTTATTCCCATTTTTTGAAATAAAAGGGGGGGATTATTGTAAAACAAAAACAAAAACAGCATGTTCTCATAATTATGTAAAAGAGTTAAAATACATATTGGATTCTTTACGCGTAGGCTTTAATGCAGACTTATCCCCAATCGTCGATGACATGCATAAATATATGGCTTATATAGATAAATCTAGGAATATTATTACGGAAACTATGGTTCGACTTAAGCACGGACAACAAGTATGTGAAAATCGTGTAATCGAAGGAAAATATATTAACTCGTCGCTTGACCAAATACGCGCAGCAATTAAATACATATTGAATAAAAAACACGAAAATAGCGATGCATTGTTCCATTCTCCTGATTTTATCGACATATGTTTACAGTCATATTGTCCGTCCGGCATAAATTGTTTTAATACCTCGTCTACTGATACTGCGCCTGAATCATTGATTGATGAAATCTATAACCATATATCCCCCACCAAAGACAAAACCGACTTTTATAAAGACATCGTGATAAGTGTATTTGGTGTATTTAATGTTTCACGTTTGGCCGACAATCCTCCGCCCGTGCCGTATATAGATATTAACCATTTAAAACAGATTTATTACAATAATGATAGTGAGTACAGTGAAAAATATCCATTATTATGGGCACTTTATGAATTAAAAGTACAGATTGAGAAGTTGACAAAACAACAAATAAAGATGTTGCCATTGATTGAGTATGTATCAGAAGAAGAACAAGGTAAAAATTTACCGCTTATCGATACATTAACAAAACTTATCGAGGTTGCAATAGAGGATTATAAAGTTAATAACAAGGATGAAGAGATTTTATCCAAAGCTCGTAAGACAATTAGTTATTACTTTATGCACACATTGAAAGAAATAATTGAAGCGATTGATATACATAATGCTGCTAGTACAATCGGTACTTTGGAATTTTTAGACCAACTCGCAAAGTTTAATTCAGTCAACAATTTGTGTTATAAAAATACAGAAGTTGATAGTACGCCTTATTTAGATGATAGTGAGTATAATAACTATGTGACAAACGCTGCACCAATTAAGAAAGCGTAAGATGATTGTATATGTCTGTAATTAACATGAAGTTTATGAATAATTATATCTGCATTTTATAAATAAGATATAATTAGAAAGAATGAACCGCATTAATAATGAATATGATAAATTTATAAAAAGTATATCGGGTACGAATAATGTTGATGTCATTCCACATTCCACCGATTCGGCTGATGTTGCTACCGCAATAGCTGCACATGTAATTGCTGCTGATGCGAAACGTCTTGCTGCCGCTGAGAAAGCTGTTGCTGACCAGGCTGCTGCCGAGAAAGCTCTTGCTGACCAGGCTGCTGCTGAGAAAGCTGTTGCGGACCAGGCTGCTGCTGATAAAATTATTGCGGACCAAGCTGCTGCCGAGAAAGCTCTTGCTGACCAGGCTGCTGCTGATAAAATTATTGCGGACCAAGCTGCTGCCGAGAAAGCTCTTGCTGACCAGGCTGCTGCTGATAAAATT